AGGACGCCGCGTATTCAAGATTGAGCGCGTGCCTTCCGGCGGTCAGGGTGATGGGGCGGTTGTGCTCTCCAGCATGACTATCTGGATACTCGGTTTGCCAGACGTGAAGTACGATGACAGAATTTACGTCGTCGGTGACGACAAGTTCCCGCCCATCCTCAATGTGATGAAATGGCCGGATGAAAATGGAGACTGTTATGTAAAAGTTCAACTGGGGACCGCCAAGTGACTACTTTGTCGGATGCAATCACGGATCAGATTCTTATGGCTCGGCTTGAAATTTGTCGGCGCGAGTTTATGTCTAGACGTATTACTGCCGAGGCGGTAGAAGCTGAAATTGCAGCGGTCGAAAGTGAAGTCCAATTGCGAAAGCATAAAGCATCATGAAGATCAGCTTTCGGCTCGACACCTCGACCGTCGCCTCCGACGAGTTCCTCGACACGGCGGAGTGGGCATTGCGCGAGGGGCTGATGACCGAGGACCAGTTGATGGACGTGGTGGCTGCCGAGATCCTGTCGAACGTGAAGGTGGCAGAGGAGTAAACTTATGGCCAAGGTAACATTCACACTCAACGGTATCGACACCATCAAGGCTCGCATCGAGCGGGCCATCGCCAACGTGCAGCCGGAGGTCGCGTCTGCCCTCTACCAGTTCGCCGGTAGCATCATGATCGAGAGCAAGCGCCGCGTTCCAGTGAAGACTGGTGCGCTGATGAACACCGGCAAGGTGCAGGAGCCGGAGGTCAGTGGGTCCAAGGTGACTGTCACGCTGGGATATGGGGATGAGACGGTTGGCTACGCACTGGCCGTACACGAGAACATGAGCCCTACCGTGCACTGGACTCGTCCAGGTTCTGGACCACACTACCTCATCAATCCCGTCCAAGAGCGGCAGGATGAGCTTCCGGGGATAGTTGCCGACGCGATAAAGAGGTCCGTGGCGTGAGCCTGCTTCTCGACGACATCTACGATTACCTGTCGGCCAACGTCGGCAACAGCACCGGGTGGCTTCTGTACAAGTCGTACATGCCCGATGAGCAAGATCAATGTGTGGGCATCTTCGAGACCGGCGGGATGCCGGCCGACACCATGGAGCGGGAGAACGAGCGGGTCACTTTTCAGGTGTGCGTGCGTGGCTCTCGCTTCGACTACATCACCGTCCGCCGGAAGTGGCAGGAGATGTTCGAGGCCTTGCAGGACTCGCTGCCGGCGACGGGCTACATCCTGGTGCAGGCGATGTCATATGCCCCGCTGGTCTGGAACGACCCCAGCGGACGTATCAATATGTCGAGCAACTGGCGCGTGACCCGGTTGCATTCATTATCACAATGAGGCATACGATTTCAAAATCCTGGCCGGGCGAGACCTGCGTGATCCTGGCCGGAGGCCCATCGTTGGCCATGCAAGACCTCTCCGCGCTGAGCATCCACCGCCCTAAGGTCATTACCATCAACGACAGCTGGCGGCTGTGGCCTTACGCGGACGTGTTTTACTTCTGCGATCAGGAGTGGTACGAGAACCAGCTGGACCGGAATCGCTTGTCTCTTTGTCAGGCGTGCCACTTCCGAGACCTCTTGGTGACGGGTTTCTGGTTGAAGGGTGGGGAGGAGTTGCGGTCGAACCCGAGCTTTCGTCACATTCCATTCACAGGGCAGACGGGCCTGGAGACCGATCCTTCGGGGCTCCGCCACGGTTCCAACAGTTCCTACGCAGCTATCAACCTCGCCTACCATTACGGCGTACGGAAGATCATCTTGCTGGGCGTGGACATGCAGGTGGTCGATGGGCGGACGCATTGGCACGACGAGAAGCGTCCGGGCGGGTTCGACCGGATTCTGCGGAACACCATGCTCCCGCTGTTCGATTCCCTCGTGGAGCCGTTGAAGAGCGCCGGGGTGGAAGTCATCAACGCCTCTTCGGGATCGGCGCTTACTTGTTGGCTGACGATGGCCTTGGAGCAAGCGCTGCAACCAGTTTTGGAAACAGTTAAAACTTAAGGAGAAACAATGGCAACTCAAACACAAATCAACGGCGGCATTCGTCGGAACTTCGCGTCTTTCGGCGATCGCAACTTTGAGAACGACGGGACCACGCAGTACAAGGCCACCAAGGCTGCCGTTCATTTTCTCGGGACTCTCTACCACAAGGGAGATACGCTCCCCTACGATGTAGCGGGGACCAGTTATAGCAAGCAGGCTATCCACGAGATGCTCCTTCTCTGGAATAACGAGTGGATTGAGCCTCTGGCGTAAGGAGAAGATGGATGCGTTCCTGGAAGACGACCTTGGCTGGCTACGTAACGTCCGGTGCCAGCTTGGTCCTCGCCTTGTCACAGGGTGGAGTCGTTTTGCCGAAGTGGGCGACTATCACTGCGGGCTTCGTGGCTGCGGGCGGAATCGCCGCTCTGGGCAAGTTCAGCAAGGATTACAACGTAACTGGGGCCATTGGTCCTGTTGCCGTGGGCGATCCTCCTGTTTCTCCGAAGGTCGTCACGATTCCCAGCAAGGACATGGCAACCAAGTGAGCTTCCGCGCCACAGCTTTCGTTTGTTGCTATAACGAAGCGGATATCATAGGAGACACGGTTCGTCATCTCCACGAGCAGGGAGTTGACGTTCACGTGGTGGACAATTGGAGCCAAGACGAGAGCGCCACCATCGTCAAAAAGTTGGGGATCATGAACTACGAGAAGTTTCCCGCTGATGGCCCTTCACCATACTACTCGTGGCGATTGCTGCTTCAACGAGTCGAGGAGTTGGCTTACCAGTCAGATGCTGATTGGATCATCCATCACGACGCCGACGAGATCCGTCGGAGTCCTCGCGCGAGGGAAAGCCTGCTGGACGGGCTGGAGCGTGTCGGTCGCGGGGGTTACTCGGCGGTGAACTTCCAGGTCTATCACTTCATGCCCGTGGACGACCTATACGTCGGTGACCCGGAGCGGCACTTTCGCTACTACACCGTCAACCATCCGGACAGCCGAATGCGGCAGGTGAAGGCCTGGAAGCGCACGGAGCATCGGGTGGACTTGGCTAGCACGGGGGGTCACTTCGCGAAGTTCCCCGGCATGCTGGTCTCGCCGGAGTTCTTCACGCTGAAGCACTATCCGCTCCGCACCAGCGCGCAGGCGGAGCGGAAGGTGATCCGGGAGCGCGTGGGGCGCTACGATCCGGTGGAGCGTGCGATGAAGTGGCACGTGCAGTACGACGGCCTCGCGGTCTCGCGGCAGTGGATTCGACGACCCGAGGACTTGACTTTGTGGAACGATGCCCGACCACCAAATGCTTTGCCATGTTTGTCGGCCTTGAAAGGAGCCGTATGAAAATGCTTACGACGTTGTTGTTGGCTGATGCTGTGAAGAAGGGAGGTCCTGGTGGCGGCCCGCACCCGAACCCTGGCAGCGCCAGCCGTTCTGCCAACTTGAAGTCCAAGATTGCCAATGCCAGCGACAAGAAGTCGGATCACCTGGCAGCGGCAGCTGCTCACCAGCTGGCCAGCAAGAAGCATCTCGCTGCCGGCAACTTCAAGACGGCGGCGCTTCACGCGGGAAAGGCTGGAGTTCACGAAGAGGCTGCGAAAAGCTAATGAGCGTCGCCGTCGTCATCGCCAACTTGAACTACGGGCAGTACCTAGAGCGGTCCATTCGTAGTGCTCAGCAGCAGACGATCCCTCCTGCCGAGGTTATCATCGTGGACGGCGGCTCGACGGACAACTCCAAGGAGATCGCGGAGAACCTATGCGCGGGGTGGATCGATGCTTTGCCACAGCGGCAGGCCAACGCACGCAACATCGGCGTCCAGAGTACTGCCTGTGAGTTCGTCGTTCCGCTGGACGCCGACGACTGGATTGAGCCCAACTACGTTGAGCGCTGCTTGGACACGATGCTGCGAGACGATGGCATCGGAGCGGTGGCTCCCGACTTGATCTGGCCGGACGGTCGAGTCCAGCCCACGACCCCGCCGTTCTCCGTGGACCGTTTCCTGCAAGGCAATCTGATGTTCTGCTGCTCGATGTTTCGCCGCAAGGCTTGGAAGCAGGTCGGCGGCTACGACGAGGCCCCTGCCATTTATGAGGATTGGTTGATGTGGGGAATGATGGTCGCTGCTGGTTGGAAGATACTGCCATTGCGGGAGCCGTTATTTCACTACAACCCGCACGCGGGTTCCAGCACAGATCGGATGCCTGTGAATGGGGATGCTGCATATCGCATAGCGACCATTCAGAAGCTGAGTGCCCATGTTGAATGCAAATTAGCAAGGGAAAACCGGTATGCCTGAGCAGCAAGAGAGCGTCTGGGGATACTTGCCCCAAGCCAATCGTCAGGCTTTGGAGATGCTGATTAAAAAGCACTCCGTGAAAACTGTCCTGGAAATTGGCAGCTTCATGGGACTATCGGCTATCTGGTTCGCTCAACGCGTGGATCATGTCACCTGCGTTGACCGCTGGTGGATGGATCACGAGCCGGATGATCGAGAGATCGACCGGCACTATCCAAGTCAGCAGTTCTGGGAGGCTTTCCACAGCAACTTAACAGCGACAGGGGCTGTAGACAAGGTTCTCGCGATTCGCGGTGACTCTAACATAGTCAATGTACTTGCGCCGGAAGCCGACCTGGTTTACATTGACGCGGACCACTCTTATGATGGCTGCCGGTCAGACATCTTTTTGTATGGGCCAAAGGCACGAAAAGTGCTGTGCGGCGATGACTTCGGGAATCCAGGACTTCCTGGGGTACGAAAGGCTGTGGAGCAAGTTTTCCCAGGCGTTAAGGTCGCAGAGCCTTTCTGGTGGGTGGAGAAAGCATGAAGGTTGCCATACTCAATCGGGAGCGGACATGGGAAGGCGGCGACCTCATCGCCATCGACGCTACGATGACCGCGCTCCGGGAGCTAGGCGTCGACTGCTGGTATGGAAATGCGCGCCCGTTGCGGGAGGCGGACCTGGTTCACATCTTCCACGTCAACTATCCTTGGAGCCGCGAGAACTTCCGGCTGGCCACCGTGGCGGCGAAGCCCTACGTGGTGACGCCGACCTTCTACCCGGTTGACCGGGGAATGGCCCCGGCGGAGATGGCCAGCCACCTGAGACGTGCGGCGGCGGTCCTCCCCTTCTCACACACCGAGGGACACGAGATGCAGGCTTGGGTCGGGGCAAAAATCCCGTACACGCCCATCCCGAATGGCACATCCAAAATATTTCACGCGCCTGATGGGGGGCCGGGACGAGTCGGGGTCGCTGCCGTTGCCGTCCGTGCGGATGATGGCAAGCGATGGGAGGTCATTCGAGATGCTTGTCAGGAACTGGAGATACCATTCACATTTCTTACGGGACTCTCGCGGGAGGACTTGGCGGCGGAGTACAAGCGGCACCGTGTGTTGGTTTCCTCCAGCTCTACGGAGCGGATGTCTTTGGTGATCGGGGAGGCTCTCTGTGCCGGGTGCCGGGTGATCTCTACTTCTGCCAACCGTGGCAATGAATGGTACGGCCCAGGCCTGCAAACGATTTCCCCGGAAGGTTCCGTCGCGCTGTTCAAATCACATATTCACCCAGCTTATAACTCAGTAGATTGGGATTGGTCTCCTAACACCTACGCAAGGAACCTTACATGGGACCTAGTCGCGACACAACTTTTGAAAGTATATCAGAAGGTGATATGCTAACGCCACAGCAGCAAGCTGAAGTTCGCTTTTGGCAAGACGTCTTCTGTGTCGAGGAGCAGAGCAATCAAGAGCGTTACTTGAGTCGCCGCCGAGGAGACTACTGCGCCGCCGAATCCTGGTTCACGCCCACTCTGGCTCGTCAAGAAGGATTAGGGTTGGATCTTGGATGTGGTCTGGTGAGCATTTTGGGATTTCGTGGAACGCCGATAGTTGCGACTGATCCTTTGTTGTATGAGTACGACAAGACATTCCGTCACACAGGCAGCAGCTGGGTCGAGTACCGCTGCGAGAGCGGCGAGCAGATGAGCTTCCCAGCAGAGTCGTTCGACTATGTGTGGTGCATCAATGTGATCGACCATACCCCAGACCCGGACAAGATGGCGACGGAGATTCACCGGGTCTTAAAACCGGGAGGCAAGCTGTACTTCTCGGTGAACTTCGACCCTGATTTGTACGCTCCACACTACCACCTATGGACAAGGGAGACGGTGGACCACGCGCTGCTCGCGCTCAAGATGCTGGAGGGGACGGAGCGTTGGTTTCCAGAATATCAGAAATATGTTTTCACAGGGATATTTTCTAAATGAAGCCGGTAACTTTAGTGACGCTGTCCGGGTTTGCGGACATCTTCACACAGTTCTGCGCGAACGTGGAGCTGTTTGAACCCGAAGTGCCGAAGAGCGTCGTCACTAGTCGAAGCCTCGTTCGCAGGGATATGCCGGGTTGGGAGGTGATTGTAGGGCAGGAGCCTTTCTCCTTCCCACGGAACGCTAACCTGGGAATCAAGGCGGTGAGCGACGGCGACGTGTTACTGATGAACGATGACGCTCAGTTCACCGAATCTGGCTCCATCGAAAAGCTTCAGGAGATTGCCCATGCTCATCCGGAGATCGGGATCTTGTCCCCGCACATCGACGGCGAGGCTGATAATGTCTTCCAGACCGACCCCGCAAAGTTCCCCGGTGGTCTCACCTACTGCGAGCGACGGCTATGCTACATCTGCGTCTATCTGAAGCGAGAGGTCATTGACCGTGTGGGCTTGCTGGACGAGCTGTTTTCTGGCTATGGATTCGATGACCAGGACCACTGCCTGCGGGTGTTGCTCGCGGGGCTAACTCTGGCGGTGACTTCTGAAGTGACGGTCAAGCATGGATTCGGTGGAGTGGGCAGCAGTTCCAGCTTCCGTCGCACCCACAACAACCGTCACGCTTCTGGGGCAGAGATGCAGCGGCGCTTTCGTAACAAGTGGATGACGCTTTCGATGGCTTCAGACGTAGTTGCCCGGTACATAAAGAGTTGAGCATGGAACAAACTGGGGTCTCCATCATCACGGCGACCGGAATGCGACCGGAAGCTTTCGGACTTTGCGCGGAGTTCATCCGACGACAAGACTACCGGGGACCGTTGCAGTGGATCGTTGTGGATGACGGGGAGATTGCAACCAGAATCGACGACCTGCCAGCGAACATCTTGTTCTCACACATCTACCCGGAGCCGAAGTGGAAGCCGGGTGATAACACGTTGGCGAGAAACCTCTTGGCGGCCATCCCGGAGGTCTGCTACGACTTCGTCGCGTTCTGCGAGGACGATGATTGGTACGCAAGTGACTATCTCGGCCAGCAGGTGAAGTATTTGCAAGAGGGGTTCAAAATCGTCGGGGAAGTTCCCGCGCGCTACTACCACCTTCCGACTCGGCAGTACTGGAGGCTCGGCAATCGGTCTCACGCGTCTCTCGCGCAGACGGTGATTCACAAGGATTTGCTGCCGCTGCTGAGGGAGATCTGCGAGGAGCCGCAGTCCAGCTTCATCGACGTGCGGTTGTGGGAGCGTGCCCAAGGGCGGAGAGCTTTCCACGGTGGCGCGCGCTCCGTTGGCATGAAGGGGCTTCCGGGACGCGCGGGGATCGGAGTGGGCCACCGCCCGCAGTCCGGCGTCGGGTGGGAGCCGGACCCGGACCTGGAGATCCTTCGGGATTGGATCGGCCAAGACCTGGAACTCTATAGGACTCGTTTTAAGGCGCTCCTGACTCCGAGGGGGTATAAAACCCCTACCCAGGCCCCTCCGACGCGTCCTAGCGATCCTAGAGGGGCAAGAAACGAGGTCCTAGGCGCTTCCGAGGAGCCAAAATCCCATCCGGACCTACTTTAACGATCTCAAAGCCTGAAATTTACCGCGCCCACCAGGGGCAATTCAAATCAAAAGGAGAACTACAAAATGGCAGGACTATTCGCAAAAGGAACGGCCATCTACGTGGGCGACGGAGCATCTCCCGAGCACTTCACGAAGACGCTGAACGTCAAGAGCATCACCGGACCCGGCTTCCAGGTGACCATCGTCGACACGACCACCCACACGACCGTCGGCAACTACCGGGAGAAGGCCGCAGTGCTGATCGACCCCGGCAAGTTGAGCTTCGGCATCAACTACGATCCGGCCGACCCGACCCTGGCACCCGCCACGGGCTTGTTCGAGCTGATGGCGACGCTGACGGAGCGGAACATGCAGCTTCGCTTCCCGCCCTCGGACACTCACCACAACATGATGAGCTTCAAGGGGTTCGTCACTGGCCACCCGTTCACCTTCCCCATCGACAACGTGATCGACAGCACCATCGAGATCACGCTGGACGGCCCCGTCTCGTGGGGGATGTTCACTCCGTAGGGAGTTGGAGGGAGCTCGTAAATCTTCTGAGGGGTCCTCGTGCGGCCCCTCAACAATTTCAACCAGTTTTTAAATCAGAGGATCATTATGACAAACGGCAGTACAGCAACGAACTACCCGACCGAGCCTACGCCGGTTACTTTCGCCAACGGCAAGGTGTACCATCTCCGCTACTCTCTCGGCGCGGTGAAGCGGATCAAAGCCAAATTTGGAAAGACGTTCGCCGAGATCCTCGGGCACCCGCCGGAGGACTTCTTGCCGACGGCACTCATGGAGGGGATCGTCGAGAAGGAACCGGGGTTGACCGAGGAGGTGATGTTGGAAGACCTCCTCACCGGCCCGATGATCGAATACGCGCAGCTGTGCTTCGTGGAAGCTTTTTTCGGCGTACAGCAGAGGCATGCAATCGACGCTCTGCTGGCAAAGAATCGCGAGGTCCTGCAAAAGGCAATCGGAACGGTGGCAGCAACGGCTCCGCCGCCTCCTCCGGACCCGATGGTCCAGTAGAAGAAGAGAAGTTCTGGCTGGACCTGTGGAGCTTCGGCACGCAGGTCCTAGGGATGGCCAGCGAAGAGTTCTGGTCGCTGACGTTCGAGGAGTACTTCGCTCGCGAGGCTCGATACTTGGAGCAAGAGCGGAGGTGGGACTTGCGCTTTGGGATGGTAGGGGCGACCTTCATCAACTGGAGCGGGAAGCAGCTGCGAGAGGGCTCTCCGCCGGTCACTGCTGAGGCGCTGTTTGGCTATTCGTTGGACGAGGATTCCGGCGAAGACTACGAGATGACGCCGGAAGACACAATCGAGCAAGTCAGGAAGTTTACAGCACCGAAGGGAATGTGAGCTTTTTGGCTTGCCAGGCAGTACGAAGATCTTCGATGCTGGGTTTTTCTGGAGTAAATGCCGTCCCACAAGGACGTACTTGCTCCAAGCGAATCTCCACTTGCTTTGGAACCACTACCATCTTGATCCAGACTTCGCAGACGGGGCAGATATTGTAGAAGCTCCGAACTGCCCCCGGTTCTAGGAGGTCCAAGTCACATTGGGCGTCCTTGCTCTGCCATCCGTCTGCAAGAATCGTATCGCAGACGGGACAAGGCATTGAGTAGTGGATTAAGTCAAACATTCCCATGACTAATTATACGGTGAACAACTAATGGAAGGCAGCGGCAGCACTCCACTAGCCGAATTACTGGTTAAGATCGGCGCGGACATCTCGGATTATACATCTGGGATCAACGAAGTCATCTCCAAGACTGAGGAAGCGGGATCGTCGCTGTCGTCTCTCGGCGAGGGGATGTCCGCTGCTTTGACCGTCCCGCTGACAGCTCTAGGAGCCGCCGCGCTGGACGCCTCCATCGAGATTCAACAAGGTTTTCGGGAAATCATCGTCAGTACCGGGGCAGTCGGCGATAGCCTCGCCGGTCTCAAGGAGAGCTTCAGCACGGTCTTCGCCGGGGTGGAGGAGTCGGCGACCGAGGTCGGCGGGGCTATTTCCACACTTGCCAAGTTGCTCGGCCTGGCCGGGGAGCCGTTGGAGGATTTGTCGCAGCAGTTCTTGGAGTTGGCGCACATCACAGGACAGGAAGTCGTCCCCATGGTGGAGCAAGCGGCCCGCGCGTTCAACGCCTGGAAGATAGCTGCCGACGATCAGGGCGCTTCTTTGGATTTCTTATTCAACGTTTACCAGAAGACGAACGCTTCCGTCACGGATTTGTCGTCGAGCTTGATGCAGTTCGGCCCCCAGTTGCGTGGGTTAGGCTTGGATTTCGAGCAAGCCGCTGCGTTGATTGGTACCTTGGAGAAGGCCGGAGTTCCAGCGACCGCCGCCATGACGGGGCTTCGTACGGGCTTGAAAGACCTTCGGGCGCAGGGGATAGACCCAACGGTAAATGGTTTTGCACAGTTGATCACTTACATCAAAAGTGCCACCACAGAGATAGAGGGCCAGAATCGCGCTATGGAGCTTTTCGGGTCGCGTGGGTACCTTGCGATTTTCGATGCCATCAAAAGTGGTGCCCTCGATCTAAACGCGATGACTGCCGCAATGAAGGAGAACGCCAGCACCATCGAGGAGACCGCTGAGACCGTGAAGACTCAGGGGGACCGCCTCACCGAGGCCTGGCACAATGTGATGCTAGCCGTTCAGCCAATCGGCGACGTGATGAAGGGCGCCATGGCGGACTTGCTGAACACCTTCGGGCCGCCGATCATAAGCGCGATAACCGCGATGGCAGATGGGTTCCAGTCGCTGGACCCGCTGATTCAAAAAATCGTGATCGGTTTGGGGGTGCTAGTCGCTGCCGCCGGTCCTGCCATATTGATCTTTTCTAAGCTTGGCGGCGCGGCGGTGGTGTCCGCCCTGACTGCAACTGCCACAGCGGTTTATAACGTCGGGTACGCGGTGGCGAATGGTCTGGAGGGGGCACTAACTGCCGGGGAAGCCGCGATGCTGGCTTTTGCGCAGGCCGCGCTAGTCGTGGGAGCCGCGTTCGTCGTGTTCAAGGAGATCGGAAACATCGTCGATTCGATCAAGGACCTTGGCAAGGCATTCACCGATAATCTTCCGGGGGTGTCCAGCTTCTTCTCCTCGCTCGTGGACGGGGCCGAGGGGATCGGGTCAATTCTTGTTGGTGCTCTTACCAATGCTTCGAAAGCGGTTACAGCAGCGGTCCCCATGTTATTCACGGGCGTATCGGGTATCGCTTTCTCCGATCTGCTCCCCGCAGGATGGAAGAAGGGGTTGGATGATTGGTACGCCGGGACGAAGAGCATAGGGCAGGCTTGGTCCGATACTTGGTCTGAGATTAAATCTCATCCATTGGACTTTCTCTCCGGTCCTCTTGGGATGCTCGATGAAGCCTTGCGAAGCATCAAAGATGACATAGAGCGGATCGGCGGCCACTACACATCCATGACCGCGGCCACCGATAACTTGTTGAAGTCGAGGTTGCCCTCGGCGCCAAACATGACCGGTCTCGGCCTCAACCCGGACGGCAGTGCCAAAAAGCCCGCCGATCAAGCTGCCGGAGAATCGACCGACGATTACACCAAGAGGAAAGCGGCGGAGGCGGCAGCCTCCGGCATGGCAGCCGCCCAAGCAGCTGCCAAGGCGCTGGACACGGCCTTGAGCGAACTGGGGGCGGAACCTCCCAAGATCGAGAAGCTCGCCGAGGCAATGGATTTGGTTACAGTGTCTTTTCTCAAGGGAAAGGTCAGCGCGGACCAGTTCGGTGAAGCCATCGGCGGCAGCCTCCAGAAGCAGATCGATGCCCTCAACAAATACGAGGCCAAGTTGCCATCCGGGGCCACCTACGATCCGGCCCAGATGGAAGCTTTCCGCAGCCGCCTCAGCGACATAGACAAGCTGTTCGAGACAGGGCAGATCGGCATCGATGAATACGACAGCGAATTGCGCAAGCTCCAGGACGACTACGGTAAAGCCACCGGGACGAGTGTTCAAATCGCTCTTACTAACCTCGGCATTCCCACATTGGAAGAACTTACAAGCAAGGCCACCATCGCCAAACATAATGCGGACATCGTCATCGCTGACATCGGTGACCACGTCGGCTTGCAGTGGTTGGCAGAACAGAAAGCGTTCACCGCCGCGCAAAACCTGGCGACAGGGGGAGGAGACGCCCGTCAAACAGCCCTGAAACTTTTGGGGATTCCATCCATCGAGGTGCTGAAAAATGCTGCCGACATGGCTCTAGACGAGGCTGAGGCCGTCGTGGAGTCAGAGGCAAGCACTATCGGAGAGAAGTTCGCCGCGCAGCAGTCCCTGTTCACCAAGACGGAGGCTGCTGGGCAGAGTGCAGATCCTCTTCTATTCGCTATGAAGCTGCTCGGCCTCCCGGATCTTCCTACTCTTCAAAACAACGTCGACAAGGCTCAAGCAGCAGTGGACGCCCTTATGTTGTCTGGTCAGGGAACCCTCTTGGCCAAGATGACCGCCGCGCAGAACCTCTTCCTCGCTCAAGAAGCACAAGCCCAGGCGCAGGACCCGCTCGCAGCTGCGTTGAAGATGATGGGGGTCCCGTACAAATCTCCAGTAGAGCTCCAGCAAGCCGTCACGGATGCTACTGCTAGAATCGCGGCGATTACCGCGACCGGTCAAGCCACGTTGGCGCAAATGCTCGCGGCGCAGCAAGTGTTGTTCAACGCACAGAATGCCCAGGCGCAACAGAATGATCCATTGGCAGCAGCCTTAGGTTTATTTAATCTGCCGACGCTGGACGTTTTACAGCAGAACATGACTACGGCTACGGAGAAGTTGGGGGCGTTGATTTCCGCTGGCGGAGCTACTCTTTCTCAGATGGTCGTAGCTCAAAAGGCAAAGTTCGATGCGGCAAATGCCTTAGGGCAGGCACAAGATCCTCTACGAGATGTATTAAAGTTATTCGGTTTGCCGTCCATTCAGGAATTGCAGCAAGCATCTTCCACCGCCCAAACGGAATTGGCTACTTTGATCGCCGCTGGCGGAGCATCTCTGATTCAATTAGTCCAAGCGCAGCAAAAAGCATTCGACGCCGCCGACGTGGCGGCTCAAAACTCTGACCCGCTTCGTGGAGCCTTGAAACTTCTCGGACTATCGTCCATTCAAGAGCTTCAGCAAAACATGAACGCTGCCGTCACGGAGGCTGCCGCCGTGGTAGCATCAGGGCAGGCTTCTTTGCTCCAAAAGTTACAAGCGCAGCAAAAGGCGTTCGACGCCGCGAACGCGGTTAGTCAAAATACCGACCCCACCGCTGGAGCTTTGAAGTTTTTAGGAATTCCTTCACAGCAGGAGTTGAATCAAGCGGTCGATCAGGTGACGAAGGCGTATCAAGCTATCTCCGACGCGGGAAACGCGGCCACCCTCCAAGGCCAGCAAGCATGGCAGAAAATGATTGAGGCGCAGATAGCTGCGGGTGGAACCTTGACCGCCGCCGTGGCTGCTCAGTACGCCAACATCGCCGCGACGATGAAGACGCAGGCGCAGAAGATGGTCGAGTTCGCCACTCAGATCTCGAACGACTTTCAGACCGCGTTTGATAGTCTGAGCACGATGATCGGCAAGAACCTGGTGGAGTGGGGAAACTGGTGCCAGGACGTGGTTACCATCGGGAAGCAGCTAGCTGAGAACTTGCTCTCGACATTCATCAAGGGTTTCTTTCAACCTCTCGCGGACCAGATCAAGTCCGCCGCCGCAGATATCTCCACATCTCTGGGACAGGATTTGGGGATGTTCGGGAGTAGTTCCAGTTCTGGCGGGGTCACCGGCCAAGTCATTAACGGTGCCACGACTCGCATGGGGAATCAGGTTGGGGGAGACACCGGGTCGGGAGTGGATACGAGCGGCGTTACCTCCGGAGTTGGCACTTCTACGTCGGGTGCCCTCAGCGCGGTGCCCATCGTTGGAGTCGCCGTCGCGATAGCCAGCGCCATAACCCAAGCGATCCAGAACATGCACGAAGAGGCGACTCTTTCGCTGATCGAGGAGTCCACTCGCTATCTGAATATCGGATTGGTCACGCAGGGGGATTCCCTGCTCAACGACTCCCATATCATCCGCAACGCACTGACCGACATCACGAAGGACGGCGTGGGATTCGGAGACGTAGTAAGCCTCCTGGAGCAGTTGACGGATGTGAAGGATTCCCCGACAGAGATTCGGGATTATCTTTACAACGCCATCGGACCGATGATCAGACTGATAACCATGAAGGTCACCGGCACCGACTACGGAAGTGTCGGTGCTCCTGTAGTGGGACCCAACGTCGTCACATCAACACCGACTCCGACCCCGACCACGACCACGACCCCGACCCCGATTCCAACCACGACTCCAACCACCACTCCAACCACCACTCCAACTACGACCCCGTTGACTGCTCAAGCATCGACTCCCGCTGCTACTTCGACAACCACAGGCACGCTACAATTTTTGGATACGGTACCAACGCCGACTCCGCCCTCGACTCCGACGATAAACGGCTCGACATTAACGCCCGCGCCCGGATATCAAGTAGACCCCAATGCCCCTGCTACGTCGTCGGCCGTTCCAGCCGGGGTACTGCCGTCTTGGGTTCCCACCAACATTCCATCCGTTACTCAAGCATCAGGAGCCGTTCTCGCTTCCGCCCAAACAGCAACGACTTCCCCCAGCCAAAAAGTTAACCCCGACGGCAGCATAGTATACATCGATGCCGACGGAAACGTCACGGGGGGAGTGACTGCGGCGGGAGTGACGTGGTCATATTCACTTGAGTCGGCTACCCCAAATAGTGGAGTAGGCTCGCCCATTGCCGACTCCACGACGACGATCCTCGCCGCGATGAACGCCGCTGGCATGCTTGCATCTCAGGCCGATGCTGCCACCTCTCAGTTGAGTGACCTCTCCAGCACGGTTGCGGCCGCAGGGTCATATCTGAAGGGAGATTCTTTACTGCCGACGGCTGCTGCCTTGGATACGTCTTTGGCGGCGACAGCGGCGGGGGGCGAGTACACCAGCGGGTCTCTACTGCCGGCGCCTGCGGCGTCTGCATCGTCTCCAGGTACGGCAGCAGCGGGATTTCTGCGGGGAGATTTATTAGCTGGCCAGGCTGCCTCTCCATCTTGGAGTTCTCCGACTCCGGCGGTTTACGCTCCAAACTCCTCCAACTCTGCCCCCGTGACCAACATCACAGTGTCGAACAACACCTTCACTAGTCGGGCAGATATGGACTACTTACTGAACGTCGTTCAAAATCAACTCTAAAGGACCGCACGAAATGGCAGACTTCAACTATCAGAAAACGCTGGAGGACATCGGCAACAAGTTAGTGGACCTGACCAGCGACATAATCAAGGTGGCTCTATGCACCGCCGCTTACACCGCCGTGCAGGCGACCGATCACACCCTTGCGGACATACCAAGCAGTGCGATAGTAGCGACCGCCACTCTCAGTGGTAAGAGCTTCACCGGTGCGGTCTTCGACGCGGATGACGTGACCTTCGCGGCACCTCCATCCGGCCACACGGTGACGCAGGCTGTGATCTATCAGTCGGACGGAGCCAGTCCGGAAGGCACGCTGTTGATCCGCAAGATCTCTGGAGATTCTTACGCTGGGTTCCCATTCGTCACTAGCGGCTCAGACATTCCATTGATTTGGCCGAACGATGCCAACAAGATCTTCAGCTTCGTAAATGCGTAAGGACGGAATCCACCGACAAACAGTGACCCCAGCATATGCCTATACCTAATCTTGTCCAAGCTGCCAGCTCTTCGAGTTCGCAATCGCAAGCATTCGCGTCACCCGTAGCTGCCGGTAATCTTCTGCTCGTGGGAATAGGGTATGAAGGAGTTGCATCCTCAGTAGTGATTTCCGACACGCAAGGAGGTTTGTGGACTCAAGCGGGATCTACCAGTCCGACGGTCGGTGGAAACTACTGTCAGTTGTGGTACAGAATTGCTGCCACCAGCGGGCCGCTTACGGTGTCTTGGTCAGCATCCGGCGGCCTGTCTTATCAATGCACGGCGGTTGCCGAGTTTTCGGGATTAAACGGAGTCATCGACTCTAGCGATCAGGCTGCGGGAACGGTTCCCACGATCACCGCCTCCGCCACAGATGCTCTTGTCGTCACTCTGGTGGGCATGTATAGGAGTGCTGATTCCATCACGGTCGGCGGTTCTACGCAGGTGGCCACGCAGGCGAACGGTCACGATGCTATCGGCGTTGCCTGGGAAACTCATTCTGCACCTGGATCATATACTCCGGCAGTTACTGTTGTAGTGGACCCTTCAAACGCAGTTTTCGTAGTGGGTGCGTTTCTGTCCGGCGTACCAATCCTTCCTATCACGGGAACCGGGGGAACAATCAACGTCGTAGGGGGAGCCAGCGGGAAGGTAATCCGTGCCGTCCTAGGAGTGCTCGGGGGCTTCATTAAAGCCGTCGGAGGAACAACCGGGGCGATACTGATAACCGGCCCCCGCTTGCTGACGGTATTCATTGACAACACCGACCGTACGGAGTTCGTGAAATGTGACGACGGCAGCGGCGGGAACGGCGTGCAGCGGACCATGCAGATCGGGGGCGGCAGCAAGGCCGCGGTCTCCTTCACGCTGACCCAGAAGGGCACCCCGTACCGCCCGGAGCAAGGTCAGGAAGTGGTGATCTGGCACCGCGACGGGTACCGCTGGTTCGCCGGCGTCGTGGACAACACGAGCGAGTACGACTACACCGGTAGCGCCGCCCGCAACGAGATCACCGTGAATTGCGTTGACTACGGGGTGCTCTGCGACCGGGTGATCGTTGGCAAAGAGTACCAGGCCTTCGCGGGTAACCTGGCGGCCATCCTGTTCGGCCATATCTGCACCGATTACTTGACGCCGCGTTTCGGGATCAGCTTCGTTTGGGAGTGGGACCCGATGGTGGCTCTCGGGGATCAGGTCTACAACTGGATAACGGCTACGGACGTTCTCAACGGCATCTGCACGGCGAGCGGCGCGGACTGGCGCATCGACTTCAACAAGGTGTTGCATCTCTTCCCGGCAGAGACGGGATACTTGACGGCTCCATTCTCCATCCAGCAAAACGATGGGAACTGGATCGATATGACGGTGAGCAACGACTCCAGCAAGTACCGCAACCGCGTCGGCGTCAGGAACAACGCCGCCGTCAACCCGCTCTGGACGGACACTTTTCACGGGGACGGGTATACGCGCTTCTTCATTACCATGTCTCCGTTGAACTCTCGCCCCATGGTTCGGGTTAATGGGGTCCCAGCCGTCGTGATCGACGTTGCAGATTTTGGATTAAAACCATACGACTTCGAATGGTTAGCTCCAGCAACTGTCGTTCAAAATTTCTCCCATTCAGTTTTAGGTTCCGGCGATGTTTTGGAAGTCGAGTACCCGACGCCCCTCTCCTACATAGCCTGGGCGCAGGACGATGCGGAGATCGCTGCCAACGGATTGTTTGAGGGGATAGTAGACGTAAAGGACGTGTCCAACATAGACACGCTTCAGGCAATCGCAGACGGGCTGCTGTTGCGCATGAAGGTTCGTCCCGTGACCGTGGTGATCCAGACGGACAGGGACGGGTTGGAACCCGGCATGGGCTTGGTGGTCAACACCGCCCGCCCGCTGGCAAACGACAACATGATGGTGACTCAGGTTAACAGCAACGAGATTGGCCGCAAGTTCTTCCGGCATCAGGTGACCGCCATCAATTCGGCCAACCAGGCAACTTCCAACGAAGCGGCGTTTTTACAGCGAGTGATTTCCTCTATCGCTCAGCCGAAGGACCGCGTGCGTCAAAACATAGTTTTTTATCTACAAAGACGGGTAATGACGGAGGGGTGATATCATGATGACCATATTTCCAGGAGTGCAGATATCACCTTGTAACGGTTATCTGGCGCAGTGCTCGTTGTACGTGGTAGCCGTCAGTGGTGGGTGCCCACCAATAACCCCTCCCTCAACAGATGTAGTGGAGATAGACGTGCTGATGAACGGCGTGAGTATTTTCGGAGAACTGCCGAAGATGACCTGGGCGGGCGGCACCACCGAGGTGCAGTACTTCGCTGGGTTTGTCGCGTCGCCGTTTGCCGTGCAGAAGGGCGATCTGTTTTCCGTGATCTTGCTTACGGATTTCGAGTGGACGGACAGTGGGATTCTAGGTTTGGAACTACTAGTGATATAGGACTCATGGTCGCAAACTTTGGTAGAAGGACCAGTCTGCGCCGAGGCGGGATTTCACATCGCCTTCCCATCGCGTGAACTCTGCTGCCCCGAACACTTTGGGGGAGTTGTTTCTCAGGTGGCTGATGCCTGTGTACCAGTCGGGAGACATGAATGCGGCTTTGTCGAGCCGTCCTGGCCCGCACACAAACGGGGTAGATGCACCCACCTGGAGGGCGGGGAACGTAGACCGCGCCCAATAGTCCCGTGAATACATCAACGTCGCGGAGTAGAGGTAGCGGCCCGGCCCTCGGTAGCGATACTGAAAAGAGTTTCCACTCGGGAGGTCATAAAAGATCGGAGCCTCTACCCCACAGATTTCGGCGTTGGCATCCCCCATGGCTGCTACTTGAAGTGACAATCGTTCTGACTCGTACCAATCATCATCGTCCCAATGCGCGATTAGATCGCCTCGTGAATGCTTCACGCACCAGTTGCGCTTCGCTCCTAGGGTTTTGAACCTAGAGTTTGGAACATATCGGAGGATGGAAACCTTATCGTTGTCGTCGGATGAGGCGGTTGCCCAAGATACCAAGGAATCGAACCTAGTTCCGTCATCTAAGATCAACAGTTCTTTATTTGGGTGCGTTTGCCGCAAGAAGTACTCTACCGCCTTCTTCATGAACTCGGGGCGGTCCCGGGTGGGCATGATGCAGCTAACTAGCGGAAGACTCATGCTGATTCTCCTTTAACCACATTCAAAACTTCTTCAGGGTTCCCGCACCACTTGACGGATACGATGGGGGCACCGATCTCTATCAGGGCCTTCAACCTGGCGTGTGCCGCGCCGGAGAAACGGTTGCCAATGTCGGCAATGTCCACGTACCATAGCAGATCCTGGCTCTTCGCTTTCCGCGCTCCGCGTCCGTAGCGTTGCAGCGCGTTGTTTCTTGACGGAAGCCCGGTCGCGTCAACTATCATCGCTTATTCTTTTTTCTCCAAATAGCCCAACGTTTTTTCCCAGCTTCACTTACTTTTCTACGAGTTTCTTTTGAGTGCTTGTACCCTAATGCGTTATGATTTCCTTGCCGGGCTAGACTAAGTTTTTCTTTGACTTCTTTGGTTCGTACTTTACCTTTATTTGCTTTGGAAATTTTCTCCCTAGTTTCGACAGAAAAGGTTCTCCCTCGTAGGGCATCGCTAAGCTTTTGACAGGTCTCAGGAGAACGTATGCGCCCCACCGCAGCATCGCGCATACGTTTTCTAGCTTCCTCTGAAGGATTGTGGCGCCCGAGGTGTGCTTCCCTTAATCTCTTTTTCATTTCCGGAGTCGCCATAGTTTTGCGAATTTTTTCAGAAGTTTCAGGAGACCGTTTTCTTCCGAGATTCTTGCCTTTATTTCCCAGGCTTATTTTTTGACGAGTTTCGGGGGAATGTTTTCTTCCTTTCTGTGCGGCACTAAGTTTGCTTCGAAAGGAAGTCGTTACAATGGCACGTACCCCTGCACTTATTTTCTTGCGGTCCTCTTCAGAGAATTTGTAGCCGACTGCTCCCTCTCCCCCTTCTGTCAAGTTATAACCGTTAGGAGTCATAGAGTTCATCAAGAAAATCCATATCTTTTCCATTGTGCTAAGTTGTGAGTTTGGCGCCTTCGCAAGAACGGAGAGAGTAAAACCATCTTGGGTGTATTTTCGGAGAGCATTAGCAAACAGTCGATTTTTGCTTTTGGAGTACTTTGCATCGTAAACATGCCCTCGCCAGCGCTTGGCTAACGGCCCAGTGGTTTTTCCTACATAGCACTTTCCGTTGATTTTGTTTTCAGCTAGGTATATCAGGCCCATTGATTTCCTCCATAGCTTTCAGCACCGCTTTCGCATCATTTTTCCACTGTTCATGAATGATTGGGCTTCCAAGTTCTTGCAGTGCTTTTAAGCGGCTACGTCCGGCGGCCTCAAAACGATTTCCGACATCAAAGATATCAACGTAAAACAAGACTTTTTCTTTCTGATTTTTGCGAACTCCTCTTCCGTAACGTTGGATAGCATTATTTCGGGAGGGTAAACCGCAGCAATCAAGAATAAGATTTACAGATTGTATATCGACTCCCTTGGCGAATACCTTCGACGCCAAAATCAAGTCTAACTCCCCGGCGTCCATCTCCCGCATAGCCTCCAGCCTGGCGGCAGGTTTGATTTCACCGCTGAGAGATCGGTGTTTTACGTCGGAGAACCTATTATCCAGCATCCGCAGGTGGACTTTCCAATCCACCAGCACCACGATCTTCCGTCCGCACCTCAGCCCCTCCCGCACGATCCCCTCAACACAATCGTTCCTCGACTTGTTTAGGCAGACGCGTCTCCTGTACTCGGCTGCCTGACTCCCCGCCTTGATCCAGACCTTCTTCCCGTCCACCAGCGTTGGATATGCAGGAGCCATGCCCGTCAGCGGGTCGTAGAACTCCACCCGGTAGATCACCCCGTCGCTGAGATAACCGTCCTCGACTCCCTGAGAGATCGGGTACTCAAAAACGACCGGCCCACACATCGCAACTGCTGGCAAGTGTACGTGAGGCTTCTCTACCTCCAACGTTGCAGTCAGGCCAAAGACGGCTTTGGCGGCGATCTGCTGGATGACGTCCGCATTCCTTTTGTTAATCGCGACATGCACTTCGTCTACGATGACTACTTCCAGCGTGCGAAACCATTTTCGAAAGACGCTGGTGTGCCGCCGCTTGTGGAGGGTTTGAATCGTCGCGCAGGTGACGCGCTGAAGTTCGAACCTTCCGCTGCCGACGATTCCTACCTCTTCTCCGAGATCCTTCGCAAGCGCAGCACGGGACTGCGACAGTAACGCCAACTCATCGCAAACGAACAAAGCCTGCCCTTGCAGACGGGCGAAGAATGCCGCTGCTAGCGCCGTCTTTCCTGTGCCGGTTCCACTCAGGATCAGCCCTCCACAAGTAGATGCGGAGATCATGGCGACCAAGGCGTTCTCTTGATACGGGCGGAGCTGGCGTATGGAGGTAACGTCTTTGAACGCGGGAGACCTCCGCTCGTCAGTGAGGATTAGTTGGAACTTCTTCCCCAGCGTTTCTTGTTGCTCCAGAAATAGCCCCGTGGCCACGCGACCGCGCTGGAGCATATTTTGGAATCCGTCCCAGCTCCCGCAACGATACGCCTCGGAGAACTGTGCTCCTGGAACGGAATACCGGAAAAACTTCTTCAAACGCACCTGAACGTCGGGGTCGCAATCAAAAACAGCCCAGCGGTTGCCGAGCTGGACCTTCACCGTGGGGGGTTTCATCTGGGAGGTGATTTAAGCGCCTCTGGGGGTCCGGGGGGTATAAACCCTTGGGGGAGGTCCCTCCGACGCGTCCTAGGGGCTAAAAACGACCAAGAAAACGATCCTAGGGGCTTCCGGGAAAGAGAAATTAGTCCGCCGACGCCCCGTTCGGGTCCTCCGGAGCAAGAGAAGACCCGAAACAGGACATCTGGGCAGCCGTCGGCAGCGGAGGGGGCGGAGAGCAAATCCTCCCCGATCTGGCCCGACGGAAGGCTGCGGGAGCAGGCATTCCACGATGCTACAGACATCGGACGGCTCGGACTCAACGCTCGTGTGCCGCCGAGCGGAGGTTTATGATTCGTTGGCTCTTTGGTCATAAACGCCGTCACCTGCTCCCTTGTTTTCATTATACGGTCAGACCGCTCTCGCGGTAGCTCTCCTCCATCGCTTCTTCCCAGCCGAGGTTCTCGGCGTGCCGCAGCCAAGCGCCCTCGGCTTCTACCTCGGCGAGATGCTCCCGATGCTGGTCCAGCTGCTCGGCGGTTAGGAAGCCGTCTGGGACTCCTGCCAACAAGGCTTCCGCTTCATCTTGCGTGATGAGGTTGCTCATGTTGAGCTGTCCTTACAGCGACTCGACCATCTTGAGCAGGTCTTCTAGCGGCTGGCCTTCGAGCTGCTCGTCCTGCTTCCGCTCGATGATTGACAGGATGCGGTCTTTCTTGGCACGCACCTCGGCCTTAACCTTCGCCGCCTCGATCTCCGCCAGACGAACGTCGATGATGTGCTTCGCGATGTCGAACTTCAGTTGGAGAACGTCGGTGCTCCGGCTCGTCTTCAGCACGAAGCTCTCCGTGGACTCCTCCTTGAGCTGGCGGGACAGCGCCATCGCGATCTTGTCGAGGTTCAGCCCGTTGCCGGACAAGGGCAGGTCCCACAGATCCTCGACGGACAGCGGACCCTTCTGTGTTTCGAACCGTAATTTCAAGCGTGCGGCTTTTTCAAACATGTAATTTTCCTTTCGTTAGAATATGACCTTGATCGTGCGAGTCAGGCTTCCCTTGACCCTGCACAGCAGTTGGTTGCGTTGCGTTGAGGAGAACCCGAGGCCGCTCAGTTGCCGGTCCGACTCCTCCGTCTTCATCTTGGCTCCGACGATCTCGAAGACCTTCCGGTGCTTGGATAGCTCCTCCGTTAAAAACTCGTTATAGAACCCCCGCGCCACCCCCTCGTTGCGGCAACCTTCGAGCATGAAGAAGTAGTGCTTGTTACCGATGGAGAGGTTATCCCAGTGGTTCGGGGAGAGCATGACCACGTTGGCCCGGTGAAATACTTGAGTGGGAACGCTCCATATCGTCTTGCTCGATTGAGTGGAGGGCAGAGATGAGACAATCTCGAAGCCGTTCTTGTCATACTTGAATCGCGCCACCTCGATGGTTTCTTTGTCGCGGACGGGCTTGTCATAGGAGAACGAGTGGACGACCCCGCCGAACTCGATCTCGGCCTCGAAGCCAACGTTGGACTTCTCACGCAGGCAGAAGTTGTGGACCGCCAAAATGTAGGTCCCCGCCCGCATGCGCTCCTTACTGGGGTAGAAGATGTTTTCCACCGCGCTACGAGTGGTCCCAGAGCCCGCGTTCATGTCCACGTCGAGTTGGCCGCGAGTCAGAGCAGAAAGTCTTTTGGCGTAGTAGATCTCGTTGCCTCCAGGCTCGGTCAGGTGCAGGTCGAGGTCATCGTAGTTGAACCAGGACAGCGAGCACCGGAGGTCAGCCTCCACTTGCCCGCCAGCCCGCTTCACGCGCTCCTTGATGGAGTCGGTCAGGTCGCCGACGTAGGACCAGGAGAAGCGGTTGGGCCACTTGAACAGCAACTTGGAGGTGGGGTCTCCAGCCGTGACCAGACTGACTAGGTTGTTGGCGTGCCGGTTCTCGAACATGATCTCTAAGGACTCAGCCGTCGGGAGCACGTCCGCGAAGAACTTCTCCACCGGGACCTCCTCCACCCGGTCTAGTGCCTTCTTGCTCTCCGGAATTCGGCTGGCTAAGTCGTCGAATACGTTCATCGCCTTCTTCGCCGTCCGGTCGGCGAACAGGATGTTGTTGATCGTGATGTCGTCGATGGTCGCGTATCGTCGCTCCAGCGCGGAGGCCAGCCCCAATTCGTTGACCTTGACCTGCGCGTCCGCAATCATGCGCTTGGTGACCAATGCGGTCGGGCGCTTGTAGTTGGCGGGTGCAACCTTTAGCTCAAACGCTTTGACCGCGTCCTCGATGTCCATGCCACCCGAGAGGTCAGTGAGCATGGTGCCGATGGCGGTGTTGCGAATGCGTGAGACGGATTGCGGGGTGGAGCCGACGTGCGACCACACAAATAGCTCACGCGCTTCGGGTGTCAGAGCGTCGAACTCCCGCTTGAGCGTCAAGAAGCTGGAGACTGCGAACTGCTGCTCCTCGCCCCGGTAGAGCGAGTTCTGCGCGATCAGGTCCAGGACTATGCCGACGCTTTCAACGGATAACTCCTGGAGACTGCGGAGCATCACGTCGTAGGTGCTGCGGCTCTCGGCCAACTTCGGCCCGATGGCCGGGCCTGGGGCGACTACCGCCGTCGAGAGGTTCACGAAGAAGTGCTCCCAGGTCTTGACGGTAGTGTCGGCTAGCAGCTGGCGGTTGGCGCTAACGCCTACAGTCTTCTCCGTGTGGAGGAAGGCGTTGTCGATTTTGCCCTGCTTGACCAGCGCCGACATCGCGTCGGCGACTGCCTGGTACGGGCCTCCGACGCTGATGTCCCACAGGCTGACCATTTCACCGTTGACGATGGTCACGACGCTGCCCAGCGTGCGGATGAAGCCTCGGCAGCACGAGCAGTCATGCTCCGTGCGCTTCTGGTACAGAGGGTTGGAGCCCTCCGGGAAGCTGTTCAGATAGGACTGCCAGAGCATGTCCTTCTCGATATCTACGTGGAATAAGCCGGTGGGCAGCATTCGTTGGAACTGCGCTGCTACTGCGGTCTTCAAGGTCTTGAAGGTTGTTACTTGTTCGACTGGTGCTATTTTCATAGGTTTGCTTTCCTGTTAGATTATACGGTTAGCGCCGTTTCTCCTTCATTAGCTTGCGCAGAGCGCTCACTGCGGCGTTCTGCTCGGGCATGTCTATCCCGAAGCAATAGTCGTGGTTGTGGATGACGGCGGCGTCCCTGGGATCGGCGTGAAGCTTGAGAGTCTCAGACTTGCCGTGGCAGGTGATCTCCGTCCCGAAGATGGTGACCTCTCCAGCGCTGGCAATCTCGATGGGGTAGCCGTGCTTGATCAGGCAGGGGATCAACGCCTCGGCAACGAGCGCGTGGACCAGTTGCTTTGGAAAGATGACAGGTATGAGTTGGTCCTCTCCACCAAGAGTAGTTTTGAACATTATGTATTTCATAGATTTACCATTCGCACTCGCGAATCTTCCCTCCATCGCTGATGGTCATGAACTTCGGGTCCGGTAGCGGGGACCAGTGAGTAGGTCCATCGCCTGCAGACTCTACTTCAAAATCCCCCCGTCCTACAAATGGAGGTTCCTCGAAGGGCAGCGTCCACCATAGGACGATCCCATAGTCTTCGTGATACTCGACGCGCGGGCGGAGCAGGAACAGTGGTTCCATTTTCAAGAATGCATCTTTTAGCTCTTCGAACAAGTTTTCTTTCTTCAGTAAAGATTTGTAAAGTTCAGAACGGGCACTCATCGCTTTCCTCCAATCCTTCGTGTCGGGCGATCTCATTTGCAGATTCCCGTAGGCACTCCTCGACGGAGACGCCCTGTTACTCGCAGGCGGCTTTCAATAGCGCATCGCCGTCTAGCTCGATCTCTTTCTGATCAAAATGCCGCTGCAACCCGTCGGGGGTAACGAGGTGACCTTTTGACTGCGCCTTCCTACTGGTTTTTCCGATATAGTCTTTCAGTAATTCCTTCGACGGGATGGTTCCGATGCGGGTGGCATTTTCGTCGGTCAAGACGCCGACCTCGTGCTCGTTGGGATCTCCGCTGGAACCCCAAGTGGGAGGAGCCGAGGGCGCTCCCTGGCCGAAGATGGCCGGAATAGGTCCACAGAAGATCAGAGACCCTACCGCTCCGGTTTTGGAGTTGAACTTGGCACGGGTAGAGGCCACCCATGCCAAGTTCTTCTCGCTATCTTTCTCCCACTGCTTACGTGCCATGGGATGTGGGATTAGCTCAGGAGAGAGGATGAAAACTCGTTCCGCTTCGAGTCCCTTGCAGCGATGCACAGTTCCGAGCACTACCGCGTTGGCCTCGTCGTCGTCGTCCTTGAATAGTGACTCCAGGTTTTCGCGGATCTGTTGGACGGTCTTGGCATTGGCGATGAACTCCATCATGCACGAGCACTTGTCCATGAGGTTCTGCATGCGGCCCTCACCCTTTTCCTCCAGCTTGAGCAACCGCTCGGCCTCCTCACGACCGTAGATGCCGAGCTCCTCGCGGATGACGGCTAACTCGTCAGAGTATGTGGCGCGGGCGTTAGCATCCAGCCTCTCTACGGCCCGCTCCTCCAGCTTGTCGATCAGCTGGCGAAGACCCTTGCCGATGTCCTTGCCCTTGATCACCGGACGGATCTTGCGGCGGATGAGTGCATAGGCGACGCCGATCAGCTCGGCGTTGACCCGGCAGATCACTAGGTCACCGGCGGCCATCATCTCGACGGCCTTGTCCTTCTTCATCGAGAGGATCTCGCCCTCGGGTGCGTCGGGCAGCGCCTGGATGTTGGGGAACAGGTTCTGCGCCAACCGGACGTGGCTCTTGGGACAACGACGTGTGATGGTCAGCGGGAAAGTCTTAACGCCCAACGGACTGTTTTTCATTCTCTCGGTCAACTGGTCGATAGAATCAGACAAAGCGCCCCTGAAACTATAAATTGACTGTCTTTTGTCCCCGATTCCCATCAGGCGTCCGGCTCCGACTCGAAACATCAACTCGTGCTGACAGGCATTCAAATCCTGAAGTTCGTCGCTGATCATCAGCTGCGGAGCGAAGCGGGGTTTCAGGTCCAGCACGACCGGCAACCAAATCATGTCGTCGAAGTCAATCTTAGACGCAACGAGCTGCTTGCACTTGTCCAGCGCTGCGGGAACTATCAAGACCGCCTCGTTGAACTCCCCGTTGAAGTCCAGCGAGTGGTGGTCGGCCAGCCGCTCCATCTCGTCATGGAAGTTGGCGGCGTGATAGTCGATCAGGTAGTTCTTGACGAAGCCGGCAAGCTTTTCCGCGAGGTTCAGCTTCATCCGCCACTGCCCCTTGCCGAAGATGGGAGCGGGGCAGAGGCCTTCGAAGATGTTCTGCATCTTCTTCTCGTCAGGGTCACCGAGATTCTTGAAGTGCTCCCGCAGAATGCCATAACCAAGGGAGTGGTAAGTGCGGGCGCGGGCGTTTGGCACCTTCGACGCAGCCAACTTTCCATTGGCCTCTTTGGCTATGTGGCGGTTGAAGGCGACGATGGTGATTTGCTGACTCTTCGGGGCACGCAGGCACCATTGGCAAGCAACCCAGGTCTTCCCCACGCCCGGACCGCTATCCACGATGATATGAGACTTTCCCTTCGCGAGGTAGTCCCAGATGGCTTCCTGCTCGTCAGAGCCGGGCATCTTGACCATCGGCTCGTAGCCCGCTCCGGCGGCGGGGACGAACTTGGTCTCCTCGCTGACCTTGCGGGTTCCCCGGCAGGACGGGAAGCGGCTGCAACCATAAAAGCTTCCACGTTGAGAAGTGCGGAGGGTCATCGGCCCGTCGCAATCCGGGCAGAGGACCTTGTCAGATGGCCCGCCCTTGGACTCGACGCGGACTTGCGCGGCGGTTCTCCAGTCAGTTGACATTGTTCGCCTCAATTTCCAAAAGGTTTAGAGTTCGCCGCTGCCTGAGGTTTGGGTTTGCCTGGCAAGCGTCATCGAAAGCCATAGCGATCATTTCCCGGATATCTTCAGGAACGTAGACGGAGCACTGAGACAAGAGTCCTAGTGTTCCCAAATAGCGCATATGTTCGGACTCCATTTGGTTTGCTTTCCTTGTAAATTATACGGTTAGGTGGGATAAGACTTTCAGGACATCACCCTCAAAGCCCATTTGCTAACTGAAGTCTTCTTCGTCCGCTTCCGCACCAATGTCGTCTTCATCCTCGTCGTCCATCGGGTCGTCCGGCATGCTGTCGAAGTCCGTGAAGGCAGGCGCAGGCGGGGTCATGTGC